ATCCTCGCATAACAAACATTCTGCGCGGAATTATTGGGGTGGTTCGTGGACAGAAATCACTGGATTTACAGAATTCACAGGTGTGATTTTGTCAAAGACGTATGCGCTTACTTCATCAAAACAGCCGGGTTCAACCTCAACTCTGATGTGCGGTCCTTTTTGCGTCACTTGCTTGATCTTATTCCCGAACTTCGCTCGCAACTCTGCATCAACACTTTGCGCGGTAATCATTCCTTCACCTCATCAGTGGATTGAGAATGAACATACTTTGAAACGCTTTCAATGGTCAAATGCTCTCGAGGGCGTCCTCGAGGTCGTCGTCGGTGATGTGGGCGTAGACCTGGGTGGTGGTGACGCGGGCGTGGCCGAGGGCCTTGGACACGAGGAGCAGGTTCTTCGTGCGGCCATAGAGCAGCGTGGCGAAGGTATGGCGCAGACCGTGGACGCTGATCTTGCCGTCGAGACCGGCCCACGCGAGCCAGAGGCCCATGCGCTCCTGGACCTGGCGGGTGCTGATCCGGCTCCCGCGATTCGAGAGGAAGAGCGCGCCGGTCTCGGCCATCTCCTTGCGGCGGCGCTGAACGTACTTGCGCAGGATCGACCGAAGCTCGGTGTTCAGGAACCGCATCTGAGGCTTGCCGCCCTTGGCACGCAGGATGCGCAGTTGCTTCTCGTCCAGGCGCACGTCACCGATGTCGAGGCCGACCAGTTCCGCCAGGCGGATGCCCGTGCCGAGCAGGATGCGCAGCATGACCAAGTCGCGCTCGGCGGCTTCGCCCTTGCGTGTGGCGACCGCCTTGAGCAGGGCTTTGACCTCGGCGGGCGAGAGGAACGACGGCGCTTCCCGCTCGTACCGTTTGATCTTGATCCAGTCCGCGGGGTCGCGCCCCGTTGCGCCCACGTTGGCCACGTAGCGTCCGAAGCTGCGGAGGCAGGCCTTTATGCGCCCGGTGCTCGCGTCGCCACGGGGCGCGCCCGTGTGCGTGGTGGTGACCGGCGCGGACAAAAGGAACCGCGCCAGCAGATCCGCCGTGAGTGCCGCCGCCTCGACATCGCCCGCGAAGGCGACCAGCAGGCCGAGATCGCGGCCGTAGCAGCTGAGGGTGTGCGGGCTTTTGCCGTCGGCCTCCAAGCGCATCAGGTAGCTCTGGATCAGTTCCGAAAGTGTTCGGGACGGGTGGAACAGAGTGACAGGGGTCTGGAGAGGGTCGCAAGGGTTCGCGCAGGGTGCGGGCTGATTCACTTGCTCGCCTCCTCGTCCAGCGGCACCAGATCTTCGCGCCGCGCGTCGCTCGTGACCCACGAGAACCGCTGGTCCTGCTCGATCCAGGGCGCGACATCCCAGAGTCCGGTGGGCCGTCCGTTGTCGCCGAGGATCGGCTCGTTCACTCTCACTTTGAGTCCTGTCATAAAGGCGTGGACCGTTCCCACGTACCGCGCGATCATACCGCGTCGCAATCTAGGCTTTGGCATCGTTGACCTCCTGGTTGGTGTTTTCCTGGCCTGCGTCCTGGCCAGCATTCTGTTTTTCCATTGCCGCCGCGATGCGCTCCAGGACGGTGTTCAGCCGTTCAAGCTCGCGGGCGATGGTGGGCATGGTGTGCTCGTAGAAAGTGTGCCCCATGCGCGTCTGGTAGAACTCTGTCATTCTGCTCTCCCTTCGGTTTTGGTTCTTCGTGCTCACGCGACGCACAAGGGCTTCGGGTCACATCAAAGTCAAGGTAAAACAACCACTTATGCGAACTTTTTCAGCCCGAAGAGAAGCGCCCTTTTCGGGGCGCTGGAGGTGGGAAAGTGTTCGGGGTGGGCGTTATGGAGTGACTGTCTTTTCCTCTCGGAAGCCTCGGAAGACTCCCTCGGCGTAGGTCTTGCGGTTTGCCTTGTCGTCGAGCCAGAAGGCGGCGTCGACGTGGCCAAGGTCCAGGGCGATGGCGGCGACCGCATTCCGGTCGAGCATGTTCGTGCGCCCGGAGACGCGGACGGCCTCGATGCCCTTCAGCACCTCGGGCGGGATGGGGACTTTGCCGTTGGCGTCCGACATGGCTTACTCGGCGCTCGCGGCGGGCTTTTCGCCGTCAGCGGCGGGATCGGCCTCGGCGCTTTCCTTGACCTTCGCCAGTTCGTCCTTGGGCAGCGGCACCTTGTCGAGCCATCCCTGGTCCTTGCAGAACACCAGCATCATGCGGAAGACGCGCTTGGTCTGGTCGATGGTGTGGTGACTGCGCGGGCGCTCCTGGCGCGCCTCGCCCTCTTTCTTGGGTTCGCGGATCAGCTTGTTGACGGCGTCGCTCTTGAAGAAGGCGGCGACGTGGACCGGCATGATCTTGGCGATGTCTTTCTCCTCGCCGAACTGCGCGATGGCGAGATCGAGGTGCCGTCCGTAGGTGACGACGGTCCGTTCGTTCTTGCCGAGTTCCGTCAGGTGGGCGATGTACTTCTCGGCGGCCTGCTTGATTGTGACGGTCTTCTTGCTCATGGCTTACTCCTTCGCTTGGTTGGGTTGGTGGGTCGTCATTCACTTTTTCCTTTCAAATCAGCAGCTTACGACGTGTCACATCGCTTCTGTGGGCAGGTAAGTCAAGGGAATATTTGCGCCGGATGCGAGATTCTTCGGGAGGCGGCATGACGGCGGCCACAGCGCTCCCAAAGGACCAAGAGGCGGTCGCCCGCGTCCTGCGCGACCCCGTGCTCTGGGGCCAGGCGTATTTGCACGACCGCGACGGATCGAACCGCGTTTTCTGGAAGCATCAGGCCGAGGACCTGCGCAGCGAGCGCGGCAACATCATCCACCTGGATGGCCGCGATTCAGGGAAGACGATCAACCTGGCGGCCGACGCGCTGCACTACGCCTTCATCACGCGCGGCGGATCGGGCCTTGTGGCCGCGCCGCACCAGGGACACCTCGACACGATCATCGAGGAGGTGGAGTTCCAGATCGGCGCGAATCCCGACCTGGAAGCCTCCATCGCCAAGACGAAGAACGGGAATCCGAAGATCATCCGCAAGCCGTATTTCCGGATCGAGTTCACCACAGGCACGGTGCTGCATTTTCGGCCTGGCGGGGCCTATGGCGAGTCGTTCCGGTCGCTGCACGTGGACCGGCTCTGGGTGGACGAGGGCGCGTGGATTCCAGAGAAGGCGTGGAAGGCGCTGCGCCAGTGCCTCAACGCGAAGGGCAAGTTCCGCATTTACTCGACGCCCAACGGCTTGCGCGACACGACATACTACCGGCTGACCCAATCGAAAAAGTGGAAGGTTTTCCGCTGGCCGTCGTGGATCAATCCGACGTGGACATCCGAGCGCGAGGCCGAACTGGTCGAGTTCTACGGCGGCAAGGACACGCCGGGTTGGCAGCACGAGGTCGCGGGCGAGCACGGCAAGCCGAGCTTCGGCGCGTTCGATCTGGATGCACTCCACGCCTGCCGCAAGGAAGTGCCGGATTACCGCCTGGTCGTCATCACCAGCGAGGAGTTGGAGGGTTGCGAGGACGAGGCGGCGGTGCGCGAACGCTTCGACATGCTGATGAATCTCTCGCCCAAGAGCGGAACCTATTGGCTCGGTATCGACACCGGCTACACGAGCGATCCGACGGAACTGGTCGTGTTCCGCGAGGACGAGTCCGGCCTCGTCATGGTGCTGCGCGTCCACGGGGAGCATGTGCCGTATCCCTGGCTCTCGGAACTCATACGCACCCTGGACATTTACTTCGAGATCACGGGCATCGGCCTGGACAACGGCGGCAACGGCCTGGCTGTGGCGCAGGAACTGACGAGCCTGGACAAGTTCAAGGATCGCAACTTCCTCGGTCGGCTTATGGGCTTCGACTTCGGCGGCAACACCATCGTGGGATTCGACGACACCGGTAAGCCGACGAAGAAGCGCACGAAGGAACACATGACGGCGCTTATCAACGCGGGCCTGCGGCGGCGGCAGATCATCTTCCCGCGAGATGACCACCAGATCGAAGAACAGTTCGCCACGCAGACCTACACCATGAACGACGGCCGCGTGACCTACAGCAAGGGGCGCGACCACGTGATCGACGCCGTGCGGTGTGCGCTGCTGGCGAAAGACCGCAAGGCGTTCGCGGCGCAGGGGACGCACTTCGAAGAGGTCTTCGTACAGCCCGTGGCGACCAGTCCGATTTTCTGAAGGGAGAGACAGTGAATAACAGTGAGCGGACAGCACCGAAGAAGAACACTCCGAGGGCGGCACAGAGCGAAGAGCCGATGGCCTCCTTTGCCATCATCCTGGACCCCTCGCGCATGGGCGCGGCGGCGTCGCTCGCGGGCAACGTGTTCGAGAAGCATGGCATCGCTGATTCGATTCCTGCGGAATGGCACGAGCGCGCGGCCAAAGCGTGGGAGTTCTTTCTCGAGGAACCCATCGTCTCGAACACGATCAACTCGTGGCGCGTCTTCGCGCTGGGCGACGAGGTCGGCGTGTCGAGTGAGGAAGAGACCACGCAAGACCAGGCGCGGGATTTGTTCTACCGGCTGGAACTGAACAACTTCGTGAAGGACATGATCCTGCAGTTGCTCGTGAAAGGCGACTGCGTCGGTTATCTCAAACGTAGCGCCGAGGGCGACGACCTGGACAAAGTCGTGTGCGTCAACCCGATCAGCGTGAAGCTCAAGTTCGTGGGCGGCGTGCTGACCGAGGCGCGGCAGCGGCGGCAACTGGCCGACGGCACTTTCGACTCGGCCGACGACGGCGTCTCGCTCGCCCTGGACCAGATGCTCCACCTCAAATGGAACGCACCGGAGTTCTCACCGCGCGGCAACAGCATCGTGCTCCCCGCGTTCGAAGCCATCGAACTGCTGCGTGACTTCCGCAAGGCCGAACGGGCCATCGCCAAGCGGTGGACGACGCCGCTGCGGTTCATTCAGGTCGGCGGGCAGTACGGCGACAAGGTGATCATGCCGAGCCAGAAAATGCTGGAGACCGTGCGCAACGAGATCAACAAGATGGACCTGAAAAGTGGTCTCGTCGTCCCGTTCTACGTGAAGGCCGAGACCTACGGCACCGAAGGCCAGGTCCTGAATACCGAAGCGAAGATCAAGGAGGTGAAGGAAGACATCCTTGTGGCGCTCGGCATGGCGCGCAGCATCGTAACGGGCGACGGCCCGAACTTCGCCACGGCCTCGGTCTCGATGCAGAAGATGGTGATCATGCTCAAGGAGATCAAGCAGGCCGCGCGGCGGATTCTCGATTGGGTCTTCTACGAGTGGATGGAACTCAAGGGCATCGACGCCGATGTCGATTACGAGTTCTCGGACCTGGACCTGACGAGCGAGGTGGACCAGAAGCGCCTGTTGATCGATCTGTACGACCGCAATCTCATTTCGAAGAACACCCTGCAGTCGAAGATGAATTTGAACCCCGAGGTCGAGTCGGCCAACCGCGCCAAGGAGCAGACGCTCGTCGACATGAATTGGGACATCAAGGACGTCACCGCACTCGTGCAGCTGGCGATCATGAGTCCCGCGTCGGCCCGCAAGCTGCTGGGCCTCAAGGACGAGGCGGAAAACCAGGCCATTCAGCAGGACGAGCAGCAGGCGGTCCAGGCCATGTACGCGGACGCGGCGGCGAAGACCCGCGCGTCGGGCGAAACGTGCAGCGAGTGCCTGCACTTCGACGAAGAGGCGAACCATTGCCGCGTGCTGGAGCGTGAGGCGTCGCTCTTCGATCCGGCCTGCCGGTTCCACCGTAACGCGGCGGTCTAAATGCTCGCTGTCGCCCTCGACCAGGCCGAACGCATCCGCCAATCCGTGGCGGCGTCGTTCTCGGCCCGCGACCTTTACACCGAGCAGAAGGTCGCGGCGATGGTCGAGTCGTTGCGTGAGGCCGAGAAACGGATCAAGGCGGATTTGCTCCGGTATGCCGATCTCGGCACGCTCACACCGGGCCAGAAGATCAACCAGATAAGGCTCGCCGCTCTCACCGATCGGCTCGACGGCACGATCAAGGCGCTCAAGGCCGAACACACACTCACCCTCAAGAACGCGGCGAAAGAATCACACATCGAGGGCATGGCGCAGGGCGCGCTCGAACTCAAGGTCCACGGCCTGCCGGGATATGACGCGCTCGCCGATGAATCTGCGAAGCGACTGGCGAAGGACGCTTTCTCGCTCATGGACAGGAGCGCGCTCGATTTCCTGGTGCGCTTCAACGTTCAACTGGCCGGGCAGGTTTCGTCGGATTTGCTCACCGGTATCAAGAACTCGCTGATGGTCGGGATCGCGGCGGGCCTCTCCATCCCCAACATCGCCAAGAACATCGGCTCGGTGATCCTGGACAAAGAGGCGTTCAAGCAGGCGGGCAAGACGGTCTTCGCCACGACACAGCAGCGCCTCGAACTGATCGCCCGCACGGAAATCCTGCGGGCCCATAACCAGGGGCGGATCAAGTTCTACGACACGGTCGGCGTGCGCGAAGTCCGCTGGATGGTTGCGGACGACGAACGGCTTTGTCCGATTTGCGCGGAACTCGACGGCAAAGTGTTCAAAGTGGACAAGGCGCCGCCGATCCCCCGGCACCCGAATTGCCGATGTTGTCTGACTGCCGTGCCGCTGCGCGTCTGCTCGACCGAGACCCTGAAACTCCAGGCGATGGCCGGGCCGTCGGACGCCGGTGGATCGTGCCTGCTCTCCCCGGAGCAGGTCCACGACGTCGCCGTTACGCAGAAAGCCGAGCAGGCCCAGGTCAACAAGGCGGTCAAGCATGGCGAGTACGAAACGCTCGGCCTCAAGCCCCTGCAGGACGAGTGCAAGAAGCGCAGCATTTCGATCTACCGGACCAAGGCCGACTTCATCAAGTTGCTCGGCCAGCAGACTCCCGGCGTGGATTACTCGACGTGGGCCACGAAGGACATCATGGCCGAAGTCGCCAAGCAGGGCATCGGCAAGACCTGCACGAAGGATGATCTGGTCGCGCTGCTCAAGCAGTTCGACGCCGCACACGCCGCGATCATCCAGGAGGCGGCCGCGCTTCCGGATTTTGCATCGATGACCGTGCAGCAACTTCAGGACGAGGCGAAAAAGCACGGCATTTCCATCGCCAAGACGAAATCGCAGTTCATCGCGGAACTGGAGAAGCTCGAACCTAATCCCGCGAAACCCCACATCATGCTCAAGGGCCAGGAACTCGGAGCCAAGATCAAGCAGTTCGGGATCGGGAAGCTCAAGCCCAAGGAGATGCTGATCTCCGATCTGCAGAAAGCCCTCTCCATCGACAAGAAGGCGGTGCATGCGGTCGAGGAA